ACTTATGGAAAAGGCCATTAAGAATCTTGCAGCAGCAAACAATGCTGAAGGAATGGGAGCAAAATACTCTGCCATTGCTAATGCCAAAGTTGGTCATAAGATCGGGACTTTTATTAGCAAGACTATGCAGGAAACTACATATTCTCCTGCAGGTAGAGCTAAGAGTGCTAAGGATCGTATGGCTGAAGCACTTGGAGATGAGATCATTTCAAGAGCAGTTAAGAGTCAGACTGATAAATTGAGTGAGAGAACAAATAACTCCGCTGCAAAGGCTGGTTTGAATGTTGCATCCAATCTTGCGGGTCGAGGTGTAGTAAGTGGAGGTAGGGATATTTACTACAGATCTAAGAACTCTCAATCTAGTCGCTGGGATAAGATGGCAAAGGGGTGATGAATATGAATAATGATTGGAGAGAGTATTCTACGTATGACTATTCATATTTGGCTCACCATGGTATTAAAGGCCAGCGTTGGGGTGTAAGAAGATTCCAGAACGAAGATGGCACCCTTACAGCAAAAGGCCAGAAACGATACGGCGAAAAAGTTACCATGCATAACGGTAAGTCAAACTTCTTTACCGGTGGTGCTAAATACCAGTCTCATAAAGAATACCAGACAGCGAATAAGTTCGCTAAAGGAACATATTTGCAGCGCAAGCAGGAGATAAAAGATCAGAAGAAAGCGGATCTTGCTAAAGCAGACACGTTTGGTAAGAAAGTTGGGGCTAATCTTAAAGCTATGGCTGCTAATACAGATAATAAACGTCAGTATCAGTATGAATTGGATCGAAATTACCATAATGCTGGTAAAGCAGAATTCAAGAGAGCAGTAGTTACCGAAACAGCAAAGAGTACTGCAAAGCAGGCTGCTAAAGTTGGTGCAGGTATTCTTGCGGGATATTTATTGGTTAATACAGCTAATGCAGTTAATGACAGAATGCAGGGCGTTCCGTCTAAGAATAAGAATGCCCTCGCTACGCTTGGAGCTAATAAACTCGATTCTCACTACGAATACTCTGTAGGTAAGAAAGAAGTAGCTAAAGTTATGGCTAAGGCTGTTGCTGTCGGAGCACTTACTGGCGTAGCCAAAGGTGTTAGCAATAATCTTTCTGCTGAAGAGAGAATTAGAAACCAGAATAATTACGATAAGACTTACGGCGTGAAAGATACCAGAGCTAAGCGTGCTGAGGAAGACGAGAGGCGTTGGAAGAAAGGTCAGGTGTAAGTATGGATGAATATTTAGAGCATCATGGCGTCCGTGGAATGAAATGGGGCGTTAGACGCTACCAAAACTACGATGGATCATATACTCAGGCTGGCCTTAAACGTTTTAATAAGTCTCTTGGCGAGTATGAAAAAGCAGATTCTAGGGTTAAAGAAGCAAAACAAGCTTATAAAGATTCTAAGAAATCTGGCGACATGACCGGTGCAAAAGCAAAAATGGTTAACGCAAAAATAGCTCGTAAGTCTGCTAAGAGACAGCTTGAGAAAGATTATCGTCATCTTAAACAGGACAAACTTGGTGATCAGGGTAAAGAACTCTATGCAAGAGGCAAGACCATCACTGGAAACAGTGAAGTTACCAGCATATTAAATACCATCGGTTCTGTGGCATTGAGTGCAGCTGCATATAATGCTAAAAGTGGTGGGCAGATAACCCAGGCCCTGAGAAAAGCAACTGGTATGAAGATTAATGACGACCAGTTTTTGAAGGTTACTGGAGGTATTGGAGCAGCAGCTCTTGGAACTTCAGCGGTTAAGAAGGGCGTAGACGAGTATCAGAATAAACGTCTCAGAGCTTATTACGGACACACATCAAAATATTAAGGGGGTTACAGAATGCCGACTTTAACACAAAGAATCCGTTCTGGATGGAACGCATTTATTGGACGTGACCCCACTAAAGAGTTCCAATTCTCACAAGAATACACCTATGGTGGATATGGTTACGGAGTAAGACCAGATCGAATGCGATACACAGGTGGTAATCAGAGGTCAATTGTAGCTTCTGTTTATAACCGAATCTCAGTAGATGTGGCATCAATCAATTTCGAACATGCTAGATTGGATGATAACGGACACTTTAAAGAGTCCATGCCGTCTGGTCTTAACGAATGTATGAACGTGTCAGCTAACATTGACCAAACTGGTAGGGCATTCCTCCAGGATATTGTTGAGTCGATGTTTGACGAAGGCGTAGTAGCTATAGTCCCAGTAGAGACTGATGTAGATCCATTACGTACAGAATCATACGATATTCGTAGCATGAGAACAGGTCGAATAGTTGCTTGGTATCCTGAAGCAGTCAAGGTTCATTTATACAATGAATTACAAGGCCGCTATCAGGATATTATTATGCCTAAATCCAGGGTTGCTATCATAGAGAACCCATTTTATTCGATCATGAATGAACCAAATTCAACGTTGCAGAGACTTATTGCCGCAATAAACAAGTTGAATGCAGCTAATGATAATTCAACGAGCTCTAAACTTGACCTTATTATTCAGTTACCTTATGTAACGAAATCTCCTCAGAGAAAAGAGGAAGCTCGTAAGAGAAGAGCCGAGATTGAGGATCAGTTATCAAATTCTAAGTTAGGTATTGCCTACACAGATGGAACTGAACGAGTAACTCAGTTGAATAGGTCATTAGACAACAATCTATGGACTCAGGTTAAGGAATTAACCGAGCAGTTATTTTCTCAGTTGGGTGTAACTCCCAGCATCTTAGATGGTACAGCTGATGAAGCTACCAGAATCAATTATTTCAACTCAACAATTGCTCCCATATGTTCAGCTATATGCGACGAATTTGGTAGGAAGTTCTTGACAAAAACAGCGAGAACTCAGAAGCAAGCAATTATTTACTTCAGAGATCCATTTAAGTTGGTACCTGTTAGCCAGTTGGCTGATATAGCAGATAAATTTAGACGTAACGAGATTATGACTTCTAATGAGCTCAGAGCAGAGATCGGTTACAAACCTTCAGAAGCTGCTCAGGCTAATGACATTAGTAATCCTAACCTCAATAAGTCAGATGCTCAGCTTAAGGCCCAAGGTCTTGAAGGTATGGAAACAGGTATGAATGAAGCACAGACGGATAGTGACTCCTCCAAAATCGATGGGTTACTACAGTCAATAGGCAACCAATCAATTTAATAAGGAGGTAAAACGATGCCTAAGAAGATGTGGGATTTTTCCGGTTGGGCTACCAAGAACGACATTCTGTGTTCTGACGGTAGAACAATTAGGCATGGTGCATTCTCTGGAGACCATGGTAAGACAGTGCCTCTTGTTTGGAATCACAGACATGATGATGCAAACGAGGTCTTAGGTCATGCTCTTCTTGAAGAGAGACCTGAGGGTATTTACGCTTACTGTTCTTTCAATGGAACCGAGCGTGGACAGAATGCCAAAGAATTAGTTCAGCATGGCGACATCGTAGCTCTCTCAATTTTTGCTAATCAGCTTAAGCAGAGAGGTGGAGATGTACTCCATGGTGCGATCAAAGAAGTTAGCCTTGTGTTAGCGGGTGCTAACAAGGGCGCACTTATCGATTCAGTTATGGAGCATGGTGAAGAGTCAATAGATGAAGCTGAAATCCAGTTTGTTGGATACGGCGATATCGAACTCTATCATGCGGAAGGAGAAGATATGGACGACGAAAGATACTTTGAGCACGCAGACGAAGAGGAAAACGAAGCCGAGTCTGGTGAAGAAGAGACCGTTCAGGACGTTTATGATTCCATGAGCGACAAACAGAAGAAAGTCGTAGCATTCCTCGTTGGTAAGGCTGTTGAAGACGCTAAAGGCGGCAGCGGCGAAGAAGGCGAAGTAAAACATGCTGACGATGATCAAAATGACGACGATTCTGAAGACGAAGAGTCCGGAGATGAGACCGTTCAGGACGTCTATGACTCAATGAATGAGAAACAGAAGAAAGTCGTAGCTTTCCTTGTAGGGAAGGCAGTAGAAGACAAAGCAGATTCTAACGAAGGAGGATCAGAAGATATGAAACACAACGTATTTGCAGGTGAGGAGTATGCACAGAACACACTTTCTCACGAAGAGTTCCAGGAGATTAATAGAGTAGGTCGCCAGATGGGATCACTCAGAGAGGCATTCCATGCAGCAGTTGATGATGGATTCCTTCAGCATGATGGCACAGCAGGTGTTGACTACGGTATTACTAATATCGAGTATCTCTTCCCAGATGCTAAGACCATCAATACAACTCCTGAGTTTATCAAGAGAGAGATGAACTGGGTTGACAAGGTTCTTGGTGCAACACACCACACACCTTTCAGCAGAGTAAAGTCTATCTTCGCTAACATCACAGAGGATGAGGCAAGAGCAAGGGGTTACATCAAGGGTCACCTCAAGAAGGAAGAAGTATTCTCACTTCTTAAGAGAACAACTGATCCTCAGACAATCTACAAGAAACAGAAGCTGGACAAGGATGACATCGATGACATCACAGATATGAATGTTGTTGCTTGGATCAAGGCTGAGATGCAGATGATGCTTAAGGAGGAGACAGCTAGGGCTATCCTTATCGGTGATGGCAGACTTGCTTCTTCTGATGACAAGATCCAGGAAGCTCACATTCGTCCTGTATACAACGATGCAGACCTTTACACAGTTAAGGTTCCTGTTGTTGTTCCTGCTAACGCTACAGACGATGACATTGCTAAGGCTCTTATCAGAGCTATGGTTAAGGCTCGTAAGCTTTACAAGGGATCAGGTAACCCTTCATTCTTCACAACAGAAGATTACCTCACAGATGCTCTGCTTCTTGAGGACCAGATCGGACACGTTCTCTATGATTCAGAGGCTAAGGTTGCTACAGCTATGAGAGTTAAGGAGATCGTTCCTGTTGAGGTTATGGAAGGCCAGCAGATCGCTATCACAGAGGAAGGTAAAACAAACAACT